TTTAATAAGAAAGTTATCACCAATAAACAATTTGGTACAGTAGATTATGATAAAGGAGAGGTAATGATTGGTTATCAGAAACCAATTAAGTTTATTAGTACCACTGAGTCTGGATCTATCGTACAGATAAGGTCTTATCCAAGAGCACAAGATGTGGAAGCGAAGTTATCAGTGTATTTGGACTTTGATGTGTCAGAATCCCAAATTGACGCTGTTGTTGATGTTAAGATCGCTAAAGCATGAATAACTCAGGTAAGGCAACATCCACTTTTAAGGTATACTCCACATTACCTAACTACATCGCAGAAAGTTACGATAGGTTCGTAACTTTTATGGAATCTGTGACTGAGTCTTCAGAAAGACTTGGTTTTGGTACAGACATTCTGCAAAACTTACTTAAGTACAGAGATTTTGATACTTATAAGAATGAACTGATTGAATTCAGTTATTTGGCAGATCCTTATAATGCAACTGATGAATCTGTCATCCAAGATGAGAGTTTAATCGCTGCTGCAGTCTCCACTCCTATTCTGGCCACTAAAGGTACCTTCGATCAAGGTTATGCTTACATTCTAACCAATTCAGAAAATAAAATTCTGAAACTAACCAATACTTATGGTTTCCCTGATGAAAATGGGGTAATTATGATTGACGATGAGATTATTCTCTATCGTTATAAAGTTGGTAACTATTTTTATGATTTAAGAAGAGGAGCAGCAGGAACTCACATTTTACCTACATTTACTCAAGAAGGTACCTATGAAGTAACAGAACCTGCTGAGCATCTTGCTGGAGCAAAGGTTTATAACCTTTCGGTGTTGTTCTTGGTCTCAATGTTGGAGACTATTCACGATTCCTTCACTCCTGACATTCATTCGTCTAGAGTACACGAAGATGTAAACCGTTCTTCGCTTCTGAAGTACATTAAGGACTTTTATAAGTCTAAAGGTACCAAGTTGGGTATCAAGGCACTTTTCAAGTTCTTATTTGCTCAGAATGATGTTGAGGTATCCTATCCTGGTGATAGGATGATTGTACCTTCCAAATCCACTTGGAATGATAGTGAGATTCTGAGAACAGTACCTATTCCTTCAGTATTATGTGATTGGGAAGAAAATAGTGTTACACCAGCAAAACTAATCAATTCTGAACTTACACTTCGTTCTTATCTTGATGATAAGGTTTATGCAAGGGTTACCTGTGATTACATCTCTTCTTATCCTTATGAAGACGAAGTACAGTATGAAATGTATGTACAGAATGATTCTATCAAGGGAACCATCATTGCAAACCCAAATACTGTTCTTACAAGAGACCTGAACAGAATTGGTACGATTGATGATAAAAGAGATGTTACTACTATTACTGTAGAGACAACTTTAGGGTTTCCTGATTCTGGTATCGTTTTTATTGACAATGAGGCAATCAGATACACGTCTAAGTCATTCAACCAGTTCTTTGGTTGTATAAGAGGGCACATTGGTGTTGAGGTGTTCCATCAAGCAGGTGCAAGTGTTTATGGACCTTATTACATCGAAGGTAGGTACACTGAGAACGATGAGGAGTATGTAAGTCGTTCTTGGCCCTTAGGACTTGTTGAAAGTGTTAGAATCTTAGATCCGGGTCTTTTACACACAGTAGAAGATGAAGTGTTCGTAAATGGTCCTGGATTGATCGATCCAAGGGAACCCATTATGGAATCCTTTGTAGAGAACACAGTAGACCTATTAGCAGAGCAATCTATACGAGAACCTAAGATTGCTTACATTGGAAACTACAGTGCTGCAGTAACTGGTGTTTATTTTGATGACAGGCATGTATTTGCATCATCTACCAATCTTCCTTATTATTCAGTTGGTCCCTTTGGATCTGACATCAAAGTTGGTAAATTCCTGAGAGGATACAATCAACTTAACACAATTCCCAGAAGAGAGGAGATTCAACCCAATACAGTGTTTGATCATAAGGGAACAAACAGAATTGGTGTATTTGCTGATGGTGTGTCTGCTTTCAGTAATGTTTCGTCAGAAAGAATTGTATCAGGTAAGATTGCAAAGATTGATGTTGTTTCCACTGGTTATGACTATGTTACCCCAACTTTGATTGTTGCTGGTTATGTTTCACCTGCAGACTTTGTAATTCAAGAAGGTAAGATTGTTTCTGTTACAGAAACTGATCCTAAGAACCATACTTATAGTCCTGTTGCAAGAATCAGTACAGGTGAAGATGGAGAGATAGATCTTACCTTTGACCCCTATGGAAGGGTTGTTGACGCTGTTATTACTAGAGCAGGTAAGTTTTATAACGATACCCCATACATCAGTGTTGTGGACTCTTCTAAGAGGGGTAAGGGAGCGTTATTGAAGTGTGAGGTAAGTGAAGGTGAGTTACAGAGTGTAGAAATCGTTCACGCTGGAATTGACTACAATGCAACTGCAACCAGAGCAATTGTTGTTCCAATTGGTGATGAATGTATTCTAGACGCCACAGTTCAGTATTATGAACTGGATAGAGTGTATCAGATTGAGAATAAGAGAAACTGGCAGTTTGATAAAGGGAATGGATTTATCTTTGAGGATTACTCCAAGGATAGAACTGCATTTGGTTATCTTGGATCTCCTACAGATGTATTGGAGCGTAAGGGTGAAGATCAGATCAATCACTCCCCTCTGATTGGTTATGCCTTTGATGGTAACCCAATCTATGGATGTTATGGTTATAAGAATGGTAAGAACAATGATGATGGGATTATCAAGTATTACTCTGGTTATGTTTTAAGATCTGATAGATCTGAGATCATTGCTGGTGGTGGAGATGAGGTAGGAACCAAACCTCCTTTGGAATCTCAGTACGCTATGGGTACTTTTGTTCAGGATTATACTTATGATAAAGAACTTGCTACCCTCCGTCGTTATTTGTTGAATAGTGAGCATCCATTAAGATTGAAAGCAGAGTCGCAACAGAGATTGAATGTTTATGATGAAACTCTGGACATTGAACAGATCTTGGATACTGATAATGGAAGAATCTGTAACACTCCTGAGTATCCTGCAGAGTTGTATCCTGATGGTGTGTTCTGTTACTTTGCAACCACTGACATTGACGAATCTCTGCTGTTCCCATACATTATGGGACCTACATTCAAGAATCGTCCTATCTCACAGAATCTCTTGGTGAATGATCAGGAGAAGGTAAATGCAATCACCTACAGTAGTACTGGGGTTTATGATCCTAATGTGTGGTATGACAATACAAAACTAGAGTTTGATTTCAAGAAGGTAGAACGATTCAGAAACCCTGATCTATCTGAGACAAGAGACGAAGTACAACTTAAGATTGGTGAGATCAGTAAAGGTGGTGTCTCTCAAGTGTTGGTAGAAGATGATAGACCAATTACTTGTTCTGTTGGAGACTTTGTTTACTTTGACAACACAGATACCAGAGGATCAGGTGCAGAAGCAAAGATTTCGCATGTTGGTGGGTCTGATGTAAATCGTGCCTTTGGTATTGACTTAGAAACTGTTGTGGTCTCTCACGATCAAAGAATTGACCTCAGTCACTATAATGACTTCTCAGAAGTAGAGGAGTTTACATTTAGGGGTGGCATCACAACTGAAGAGAATCCTTATGAACTGGTAGAAGATCCAGAAGAGTTTGATTACCTTATCTACGAAGATGATGGTACAAACTATGAAGGAAGGAAAGTACTTGCTACTGATTGGTTGATCTATGATGGTAGTGCCTGGGTGTATGAGAAGTATCAGAGAAATGGTAACTTTGTATTTACTGAAGGTTCTAAGATTCGTACATCTACTGATGCAGAAGCAACAGTGTTACAATGGAACATTGAGAAACAATGGTTGGATGTAAGAGTTACTACTCCTAACCTAGTAATGGAAGGTGATGTTTTCTATGACAACCTTGGTAAGTTAGCAAGAGTCAGATACACTTATGATCCATTTGTAAAACGATTTGTTAAGAACCAACAGGTCACTGAACTGATTACCCACATCATCACTGAATCTGGATTGATGGTGTTGCTGGAAGATAGTGTAAGTTCATTGGAAGTGGAAACTATAAACTATGCACCAGAAGCATTTATTCACAAGACCTCTGCAATGTACACTACTTTTAGTGAACCAAGTGGAAGTAAGTTGAATGAAGGTGACTTCTGGTACTCACATCAAAATGGTCGTTTGTACATTTGGTATCAGGACGAAGATAGTATGCAGTGGGTGTGTACTCAACCGATTGGTATGAGACCACTGAATGGTGCATCAGACACCAGTATTGGTAATACAACAGAGACAACTAACTTTGTTGACCATTACGGCAAAGATAACACCATTACCATTTCACGACTGGCACCTTCTTCAAGAGCAGATGGTACACAGAATAGATACTCTGACTTGTGGTGGTCATCTCATACTGGTATCCTTTACATGTGGAACAATGATTCCAAAGGATCATTTGACATGAATGTGTTGGAAGGCACTGGTGAGTGGATTTGTACTGATCCTAATGCCAGAGTACCTAACCAGTATGCTTCTGATGAGTATGAGTTCGTTAGAAGTTCATCTCCATCCAGAGCAAAGACTTTCCCAATCTATGCAGGTGTAAGTGAGATTCCTCCAACTGAAGATGTAGAGGAAGGAACTTTGTGGTGGTCAACACTTACTGCTAAGTTATACATTCGTTATGATGACCAGTGGGTTGTGTCTAACCCTGTGGCGATTATGCCCACCAAGTATGCAGGTGACGAAATCATCGATGGTGGCGGCGGTACTGGTGGCGGTGGTGGAGGAACTGAGATTCCTCCTGTTGGACCACTTCCTGAGACAGATGTTTTAGGTGGTAAGAGTGAGATATGGTTTAAGAACCTGAAATACTTTATTCCTGGAGATTCTATCAGATTTAATCTTGGTGCTCCTGGAACTGGTTTGAGTGAGGATGCAATTCTGGAGAAGATTCTAAAACTTGGTCCCCCTGATAAGGCAAGTGTAATTAGAGGAACTAACCCAGTTGATCTTCCAGATGGAACTCCTACACTGAATACAACCAGATCTTTATATGTTCTTCATACTGATACACCTCACGGAATGAGGAAAGGTGATACAATCAAGATCGAGAATTCACTTTATGAAGAAGTGAATAACACCCATCAAATTATTGACGCTGGTGTTGTTCAACCTGCTGTTGGTGAGGCAGTAGTTAGTAATGGTGAAGTTGTAGAAGTGATCATTAAGGATCCAGGTAAGTATTACACAGAGAATTGTTATGTTTACTTCTATGGTGGAGGTGGTCAGGGTGCTTATGGTTACGCAGAGGTTGCACCACTTAAAGAAGGTGGTGGCATTCAATCTGTAACAATGATTGAAAGTGGATATAACTATGTGTCTAGTCCTAAGGTAATCTTTGGTACAGAACTTACTAATAAAATGATTGTACTTTATATGTCTGAGACATATGGAGAGGACCCTAGTATCATCTACAGCACTACCAAAGAGAACATCATTGGTCCTTCAAAGTACATCAAGGTTACTTCTCCTGGTGTTGGATATGAATCCCTTCCCTTGTGTGTTGGATACTATAAGAGGTTTATTGATAGGGCAGTCACAAAGATTACTCTTGATGGAACACGAATTGGATCTATTAATGTCGAGAGTGGAGGTAGGAGATATTATAGTCCTATTGCCATTATTGAAGATATGACCAACAATGGTTCAGGTGCACACGCGGTTGTCAGTGTAAGAAATGGAGTTGTTACTGATATTGAAGTGACCAAACCAGGTGAAGGTTATGTGGAACCTTATATTACCCTTGTAGAAGATGTGGGCAAACAAATTGCACTTACTAATGACATTGGTAAGATCAAGTCCCTAAGAATTATAAATCCTGGTAGAAACATTTCTCCAGACCCATCACTGAAACCAGAGTTACAGATCACCACCAGATGTGTGATTACGGACCCTGTAGGATACTTTGTTTATGGTCAGGAAGTGTACCAAGGAATTGAAGAGAATAAGCAAGTTGTTGGTATTGTTGATGTTTATGATGTTGAGTCCCAACTCAGGGTTATTTCCACAGAAGACACTACAGAAGCAATTGTAAGTAATTCTGATGAACCACAATCTGACGAAGCAGGTATTCTGGCAAATCAACATACTATGTCTGATACAGATAGACAAATCTTGACTTTAGTAAGGGTTAAAGGTAATCTGAAAGATGGTGAGATGATTTATGGTCCTACTGGTTCTGGTATGGTTGTACTTGAAGGACAGGCAGATTGTAGAATTGTTGTTGGTGGAACATCTGATCCAGAAGGTAGGTTTATTGATGACACCTCTAAGGTAAGTGAAAAGTACCCTGTAATCCAGGATTCTTATTACTACCAGTGGTTCTCATATAGTATCGCTTCTCCACTACAACAAACACAATATAAAAACTTTGTCAATGACATTGTGCATCCAGCAGGATTCATTATGTTCTCTGATCTTATTGTCAATGAGCACATTCATACCTCTGCTTCGGTTGAGGAGATTGAAATAGCAACCAATAAATAAAAGAAAATACCTGAAATGTCAACAATAAATACAAACCATCTTAGGGTCCAAAACGCAAAGAACTTTGTGTCTTGTGTCAACGGCACTGATACTAATTCGTACTTGTTTGTTGGCAGGGTCACACCTTGGGACAATGATGAGTCACCTCCTGTTCCAGAGAACAATAATAAGGAGATATACAGGACTCATAACGAGATGATTGCACTTTCTCGTATTGTTGAGTCTGATGTCCTACATATGATTCCAATGATTCGTTGGACTGCAGGTGTTGTGTATGATATGTACAGACACGACTATTCTCAGTCTAATGTGTCATACAATAATGCAAACAACCTGTATGATTCACTATTCTATGTGATCAATCAGAATAATGATGTGTATGTTTGTCTATTCAATGATAAGAACACACCATCAAAGGTTGAACCCCAGAATTCATCCAATTCACCATTCTACACTTCTGATGGTTATCAGTGGTTAAGACTTTATAGTATTGATGACTATCATATTCAGAATAGAACAACCCAGAACTATATGCCTATCTTAATTGAAGATAGTAATGCAAAAACACAAGAAGGTGCAGTTTATACAGTAGCAATCAACTCACCTGGTGGATCTTATACCAGAAACCCAGAAGGTGCACCAAACCAGTTACCATTTTACTATTGTAAGATTGTTGGAGATGGAGAGGGTGCAATTGCAAGAGTTAGAATCAACAACGCACAGGTTGCACAGATTGATGTGGTAAGAAGTGGAAGTGGTTATACTTTTGCTGAATTAGATTTTGTTACTAACAGAATCTATGCGTCAATCAAAGATTTGGACAATAATCAAAATGGGTTGGATGCCCTTGGTGATGGTACACTACTAACAACAGTAATCATTTCTCCTCCAGGAGGTTGGGGTACTGATCTGGTTAGGGAACTGGGTGGAGTAAGAGTTGCAGTGTTCTCTGATCTTAAGTTTGATTATGATGAACTTTTACCTGGTACTGAGTTCAGACAAATTGGTTTACTTTCCAATCCAGAAACTGATCAAGTAAATCCTAACACAATGTTAGCTTGTAGTGGTGCTAAAGTTTTTGTTGTGGATGATGGATTATCATATATTGTTGGAGAAACCATCACCCAAACAATCAGAGAAATTGATTCTGAGGGTAATCTTATTGCTAATCATAAAGCAATTGGTAGTGTTGTGGGTTGGGATGAGGTAGGTGGTATGATCCGTTATGTGCAGATTCCTGAACTGCATCAAGATGTTGATGGTGTAATGTATAGTTTTAGTGGTATTGAACCTATTGCAGGTGAATCATCAACCAAATCGACCACCCCCAATACAACTTTCAATGGTTTGTATAAAGGAAGTGTGTATTCTGAGGGTTATTCAGTATCAGAATTTATTGACTACACTGGAGAGATCTTGTATCTAACAAATGTTTCTCCTATTGTAAGAGCATCCACTCAAACTGAAAGAGTTAGTCTGGTGGTAACCTATTGAAACAGGGGATAAATAACTGAAAGAAGTTGAACAATGCCCCTCCAGACAAATTTAAATATCAAACCTTATTACGACGACTTTGATGATTTTAAGAACTTCTATCGAGTTCTGTATAAATCTGGGTACCCTGTTCAGGCGCGTGAACTTACCCAATCACAGTCTATCCTTCAAGATCAAATTGAGAAACTTGCATCAAGGATTCTTAAAGAGGGAGATAATGTAGTACCTGGTGAGTTCTCACTGAACCTGCCCGTATCTTATGTTAGAGTATCATCGATCACTCAAGGATCAACAGCAGAAGAATTTGAAGGATTTACTCTTAAGGGTGTAACTTCTGGTGTAATTGCAAGGGTTGTCTTTGCAACAGCATCTACTGATGATGACGATACAACCTTTTATGTAAACTACGAATCTTCAGGTAATAGTGGAGAGTACACTACTTTTGTTGAAGGAGAAACCTTAGAATCCAGTACACCTAACTTCTACACTGCTACTGTTGGTATTAGTACTATCAGTAAGCCAATTGGTACTGCTCCTATGGGACAGGGGAGTTTGTTTACTGTAAAACCTGGTTCTTACTTTGTTGATGGATTTGTTGTAAGAAATGATGAACAGACTATTACACTGGACAAGTATGGAGTAGAACCCAGTTATAGAGTAGGTTTTGTAGTAGAGGAGGACTTTGTTACTTCTAATGAAGATTCTTCATTGTTGGATAACTCACAAGGGTCTTCTAATTTTGCTGCTCCTGGTGCAGATAGACTGAAGATTACCCTTACATTGGTCAAGAGAGATCCTGATGTACAGGATGCAAACTTCATTCAACTGGCGGAAATTCATAAAGGAAACATTCTTGGTAACCCTGCTAACACAGTTAAGTGGGATTGGTTGTATGACATTCTTGCACAAAGAACCTTTGATGAGTCTGGAGATTACATTGTAAGTGACTTCCCCATCAAGACTTATGAGTATTGGAATAGTGATAATGTTGATGGTGTATTTGACGCTGATCCAGAAACATTCACCTACCCTGCAGTTCCTGGAAGTCAATCTGAAGCAAGGTTGAGTTTTGCAGAAGCAGATGCAAAGTATGCACTTCGTGTGAACCCTGGTAGTGCTTATGTTCAGGGTTACAGTGTAGGTTATGAGAACCCTGTTTACTTGTATGGTAATAAGGCGAGAGACCTGAACTTCAGACCCACTGCAGTCACTGAGATTACAGAAGGGTATAACATCTCAGTTACCAACTGTAACAGTGCACCTGACTTCCAAAACATCAATGGTGATGGTTTCTCACAAGCGTTTACTGACCTTGTTCTTTATCATAACTTTATTGATGGATTTGTAGGTGAGAGTGTAGAAGGAGGCAGACCAAAGAACACTGGTAATGCTCCTTGGACAACTTATCACGTTGTTACTGACCAACCAATCACTGGTTCTATTCAACAGGACATTATTGATCAAGATCCAGACACTAATGGTGGTGTTCTTTATTCTCCAACACAGGAGATTCGTAGAGGAGACACAATTGGTGGAGCAAAGGTTCTTATCTCAACTAAAATCCTTCCTCGTCCTTCTGGTGTGATTCGTCCTCGTTACTTCACCCAGAACCAGATGGTGGATGATAACACTGGTTATTATGGTTACAACTCAACTTATAAGTTGGGAATTATGACTTCCCTGTTCTTTACAGAGTTGGCATTGGCAGAATCCCCTGATGAGTCTTGGACAATTGGTGACCTTGTTTTTGGTGAAAGAAGTGGAGCGTTCGCTACAGTAGAAGAAGGAAGTAGTGATGAGTTCCTGATTGTTTCTAACACTGTTGGAGAGTTTGTTGCTGGTGAGACAGTAACACAGGGAGATAAAGTTGGTAGAATTTATAAGTCAGGTGAAGTCTCTGGATTCCACTTTACTGATGCTGGTCCTAGTGGAAACATCTATGATCTTTCTGGTGAGGATGAGATTACCATCAGTGCAATTGGTTCTACACTTACTTTAAGTGTTGCTGATGGTTACATCACCACAACTCCTTATTCTATTGACCTAACTGCAGAAGGCAGAGCACTTCTGTTGAATTTCCCTTATCCAGAAGGTAGTTCCTTCTCTAATAGAATTAACTATGAGGTAGAAACCAAGAATGGTGTGAAGGGTTATGCCATTATTATTCCTGCTAAGGTAACCAACACACTAACTAAGACCAAGTCCTTCTTCTCCAAGTTGGATGATCTTACTACTGATAAGTTCTCTGCTGACATTTCAATTCAAACAAGTGATGACGCTGAGATTGTTAACATTGCTGACAATTCTTTGTTCAGTGGTAACAAGGGTCAGAACTTTGTAACCTGTGATAACTTCTCTGGTGATGCATCAGACCAGTTGGTGTCAGGAGACCTAGTTACACTTGTTGATGACACAGGAAGATCAATCAACAGATTGGTTTACTTTGTGACCAAACCCATTGGTTATGGTTCATTGAGAAGTAAGTCAGTTATTTACTTCACCACTGCAATCCCTAATAAAGTTACTGGTAAGACAATTCAAAGAGTGAGAGTAAAGAGTTCAGGATCATCTGATCAGAACCTTATCTTCCAACTTCCACAGAAAGTGGTTGCTACTTTGGAAACTGATCCTCTTACCACTAGAATCAATTACACTGTTAATAGACAGTTCTATGTGAAGGTAAACTCAGGTGCTACCCTGGTTACTATCACAACTACCAAAGATAATGAAATCTTTGTTGGTAACTCTGATAAAACTAACATCTTCATTGTAAATGATAATGATCTTACCATTGAAGGTAGGTCACTTACTCTTAAGGAAGTCATCTTTGAAGATGGTGGAAGAAAGGTAATTTATGAATTGAATGAACCTGCAAAAGGTAATGTTACCCTTAAGATCCTTACTCAGATCTTTGTGACTGATGCTAAAGCAAAGAGAAAGATCTTTAGAGATGGAATGGATCTTGAGAAACCAGTAGATCCTATCTTTATTGATTATGACATTACATCCCCTGATGACTTTGTAAGTTCACCTGCATCTCAACTGGTGGTGTCACTTGGAATTGCTGATGTATACGCAATCAATAGTGTCAAGATGGGTGAAGGTAACTCAAAGATTGATGTTACGGATAACTACATCTTTGATAACGGACAACGAGATAATATCTATGACATCTCAAGACTTATTCTGAAACCAGGTAGACCAAAGGCAATTGGACCACTAGAAGTCAATTGTGCATACTTTGAGCACTCAGACGAAGGTGATTTCTTTAGTGTTGACTCTTACACTGATGACCTTGGTATTCTTTACGCCGCAGTTCCTGTTTACGCACCAAATTCAATCGCATCAACAACTGATGAGTTTGATGATTCACTTGTCATTCAACTGAGAGATTGTGTTGATTTCAGACCTGTTGTTAATACACTAGAAGGTGAGTACACCAGTGACATTTCCCTCTTGACTCCTGGTGTCGACTCCCAGTATGCTACAAACTTTAGAGATTCTTCTAACTCTGGTAATGGTTTCTCACCTAGAATCCCCGTATCGGGAACCCAGTTCCTCTGTGATGTGTCTTACTACCTTCCTAGGTACGATTCGTTGTTCTTGGAGAACACAGGCGCCCTGACCCTTATTGAAGGTAAGTCAGCAGAGAAACCTATCATTCCTCCAGACATCACGAATGGTATTCGTCTGTATGACATCTATCTTCCTGCTTATACTTTCTCAGTTGACCACATCAATAATAAGAAGTATAACTACAAGCGATACAGAATGAAGGACATCGCTTCTATTGAGAAGCGTATCAATAGAGTTGAAGAACTTATGACTCTATCCATTCTGGAACAATCTGCACTTAATATGAGTGTGAGAGATGCTGTTACTGGACTGGACAGATTTAAGAATGGTATTATTGTTGATGGATTCCATAATCACAGTAGAGGTGAGGTTGGATCTGAACAGTATAGAAACAGTATTGATCCTAAGAATGGTCACCTAAGGTCACAACATTATACTGACCAAGCAGAACTTGAAGAACTTCATCAAACTGATGAGCAGAGAGCAGGTGATAATTACAGATTGAATGATGGTGTATTGACTGTTAATTATGATGAAGTAAGATTCCTCCAGAATCCCTTTGCAACTAGGTTCTTTAACCTTCAACCTTTCAGTGTATTCACTTATGATGGTAACCTAGAACTAACGCCTTCTGTTGACACTTGGCAAGACATCACAAGATTGCCTGACCTGGTGGTGGAAGACAATAGTTTGTTTGACGCTATGGTCAACCTTACTGGTGAAATGGCAGATAATGGGTTTGGTACAGTATGGGGAGATTGGGAGACCACAGGAACCAATACTACATCTAATAGCACTAACATCAGAAACACTGCTAATAACGCAAACGCTGTGAACGCTGCACTTGGTGCACTTGCAATTCAGGGTGTTAATGTTGGAACAGGTAACCTGAACCAAGGTGGGATGAATATGTTGGCGAATGGTCAGAGACCTCCTCTTACTATTACTAACACCACAACCACTGTTGACCAGTCTAGAACTGAAACTCAGTCAGTTATCAATGTATCAACTGGTAGAGTAGAAAGAACATCTTATGGTGACAGAGTTGTTGATGTTCAGTTAGCAAGAACAATGAGAACTGTTCCTGTTCTTATTCAGGCATACAGACTGAAACCCAACACAAGGTATTATGCATTCTTTGATGACATCAATGTGACTGAGTGGGTGTCTATTGACAACACAGAGAATGTACCTGGAAGAGGTAATGTGTATGTTGGTGTTCCTAACACTAACCCACAAGGATTTGGTCAGCACTTGTTGTCTGATGATGTTGGTACACTTACTGGGGTGTTTTTGATTCCTAATGGTAGATCACCTGTTGCAGGGTCTACATTCAATGGAGATCTACAACAAGTAGAGTATAATACATCAGGTCCAACAAGATCCTTCACAACTGGTCAAAGAACACTTAGGATTACATCACATCCTTTGAACTCTAAAGACAACTCTCAAGTTGATGGACACGCAGAAGCAGTGTTCACTGCAAGTGGTGTCATTATGGACAAGCAGGAAACTATTGTATCAACAAGAATTCCATCCTTTGCAACCACAACAAGAGTTACTGGAACTGAGACAAGATCACAAGAAAGCACAGAAACTTCTGCGAATTACTTTGACCCTGTTGCACAAACATTCCTGGTAGATGATAATAGTCCTGAAGGTGTGTTTGTTACAGAACTAGATGTATTCTTCAAAGACAAAGATCCTAACCAACCAGTAGAGGCATACTTGGTGAGTACAGAAGGACAAGTTCCTACTGAGGTTATTCTTCCCCATTCCAGAGTTGTAAAAGATTCTGATACTACTGTTAGAGTTGTCAGTACACTGGGTGCAAATGCAGAGACATTAACTGCTGGTGTTACATTGGTTGGTCAAATTTCAGGAGCAACTGGTATTGTTAAGACCACTTCAGTGTTTGATAGTGATGTTACTAATCCAACCAGAAATGTATCTAACACTGTATTCAACATTGTTATGAGTAACTATGATGGACAGTTTGTACCTGGAGAGGACTTAGTACCTGATACAGTTCCTGCAAGTGATGCAACCTTCACCATTGCTGGTGATGAAGTTCTTATCACAAGAGTGGACATTTCTGCACTAGGTAAGAACTATACAACCGCAACTGTAGAATTTTCTGAACCTGAACTACCTGGTGGTGTAACTGCAACTGCAGAAGCAAGGGTCAAAGATGGTATGGTATTTGACATCAAGATCACAAGTTTTGGT